TCATATGTACAATAGATTGTACTCTTTCCATAAGCATCAGCAGTAGCTAATAGACGATCAAATTCAGCTTCATCAAATCCAGAAGCACTGGTCTTGTTATGAGCATTAAAACTAGCGTCTTCTGCCATAGCTTTTAAAGCCTTAGCAATTTCTCTATAAACTGCTTCATCCAGTCCTTCAAGAACTAGATCATAGACATCACTCATTGTGATATGTCCATCAAGGAACTCTTCAAATCCAATCTGAGCAGCTCCACCGTATGCAGCAGTAGGAACTTCTAAGGTATATCCATCAAGTTTGAATACTTCATATCTACCGGCTAAACCAACTCTTGTAACAAAAGTCTTAGCACGTTTCTTAGCATATTCACTAATTCTTACACGGAATACAGGTTTGTCACCCTGAGCATAGGTCTTAACATCAGCAAACTGACCATAGTTCTGAAGAACCTTTGTAGGTAATACTTCATCTAAACCAACTTCAATTAAATTGAAGATAAGGTTTTTATTCTCACGATATTCAGCGTAAGTTCCAGCAAGTTCATTCATTTCATTCTTAAAAGTCTCGTTTAAAGCTTCATAAGTCAGCTTCTTATCGCCAAAAGTAAAAGCAACAGAAGGATTTAATGAAGCCTTAGCAGTAGCCTTAGCTAATGCGACTAATTGTGTTCTATCTAAAGCCATTATCTTATCCTCCTATCAATTACTGAATCCTTTGAATTTTAACAGCGTTCTGCTTGTCAGCTAAAGTGTACTCCTTAACTACTTGGAAAACTGGTCCAGTAGGACTTCCACCTGCTGCCGCAAGAAAACCATCATCACCAATAGCTAATTTATCACCAACGGCAAGAGAGATAGCTTCAACCTGAGCATCTGGTCCTGTTGCGTTAGCTTTAAAAGTATTTGTAGTGAAAATATCACCAACATTAGTCTTTAAAAGACGTGGATAAATAAGACCATCAGACATATCAGAAGCCTTCATACAGAAATCTTTATAGTTCTGACGTCTTTCATCATATAACTTAACTTCATTAAAAACAAGCATCCATTCTCCATCGCCATCAACACTAGCGCGTCCATCAGCATAATTATACTTTAAAAACTGTCCGTTCTCAAGCTGTTCAATTGGACTTACAGTAGTAACATCCGCAGTCCCTGAGCCAGAAGCTGTTGTGGCAGTTTTTGCAGGTAACTGAGCATAAATTTGGCCAGTGTACTGTGCAGACAGATGATTAGGTTCAACTTGTCCGTATCCAATTCTTTGAATTGAAATTGCCATATTAAACAATCCTCCTATCAAAATTTGCTATTCATTCTAGATTCAACTTCTTTCACCCAATCAGGTGTTGAATCATCTATGTTATCAATATTAAAAGTTGTTACAGAATTTTCTTCTTTCATTGTACTATCATTTTTTGAAGTTTCTTCTGAATTAAAATTGACCTTTTTCTCAAAACAAATTACAGCAAGTTTAGATTTAATTTCATCAAGACTATAGTTTGTCTTGTTCTCAATGACATCTTTCTTATCTTCTTCAGATAACATATAGAATTGAGCAATTAATTCATCTTTCTGTTGATTTTCTATGTTTAATTTAAAGGCTCTTAATCCTTCTATTTCCTCTTTTAATGCAGAATAATCAGATTCTAAATTATCATATTTTTCTTTTAAAAGAGCATATTTATCTTCATCATCATCTTTCTTTTCTTCTGCATCTTCGGAATCTTCCTCAGCCTATTCTTCTTTTGAATCTTCTTCTTCCTCTTTCTTAGCAAAAGATGAATCAGAATCTTCTGTATCAATATTATTTTCAGCTAATGAAGATTCATTATTCATGTCCTCATTCTCAGCAGAAAAATCTTCTGCTACAGTTTCTTCTTCTGTTTCAGTTACTACTTCAACTTCAGAAGCTTCTGCTTCAAAATTCTTTGTATCAGCCACTATGTCGCCTCCTCCTTTTAAAGCATTAGTCAACTCTTGCATCATCTCATATAGAGTATGCCTAAAATCATTATCCAAGGTAAATGTTTTACTTATTTCTGAAGGAGATATAGCGGCTCCCTCAAAACAAGGTTCTACATCCTAACCCAAAATACAAAGTTTAGAAAATATTGCGTCATTAATTATGAAAAATTCTATATCATTTTTAATATTTGTTGACCAATGTCCTTTTAAACTTTTTTGATCAAGTTCCATTGACTGGGGTTTTCCGCCATCATCTAAAACTTGCTGAGCCTATTCAAATTGACTAGTCCAAAGATAACCAGTAGTCATTAAATAAGTTCTATTTATTTTATTACCAAAATCATCTGTATCTTCAAATTCTTGAAACCAGACTTTTGCATCAGGAGCAACAAAACCATAAGGTTTCGTTAAACAATTAAAATGAATACCTTCATCATCCCAAATTAACTGTTCTCCATGATCAGCAAAATCTTCTTTATCTTTTTTATAATATCCAACAATAGGTGCACCACGAAGGGTCTTTGCCATCTCCGTAGCAACTTCCTTAGAAATATAACTTCTGTTACGATTTTCTCCAAGATATAAAACTTTAATCTAACAAGAGGACATTAAAGGATTAATATCGAGAGGCTATAAATTAATAAACTCTGGAGAATTAATCGTAGCAATACTTTGATGTGCTAATCCCATTTTTTCCTCCTTAATTCATACTCTATCTATTCTATATGGTCTTTTCTGTTTTTTGACTATCTTCTTTCTCAGGGCGGCCGGCGCCTTCTTGATCAGACTAGGTCTTCTGCGTCTTTCCACTAGTACTTCCGCGGTTTTGAAGAGCTTCCGCATTCATAGTATTAGAAGTAAGTGGCGGTATAAATACACGTACAAGATCTAATACATCATTTTCAAAATATGCATTAGCTAGAACAGAACTTTGAGTTTGACCTAATGCAACCTGAGGTAACATTTTAGTATAACCCATTTGTGCTTGTTCTTTATATAACTTCGCCATATCTTTATAATTATAAATCGTTGTTGTTAAGATTTGTGCTTTATAATAACAACGCTTAGGAGATTTATTAAAAGGCTCTAAGATTAAATTTAAAAATGATTCAAATTGTACTAATAAATTGTACATAGAAGCTTCATCATTTAGAATAGAATTATTCAAAGCAATATTTCCATCGCTATTAAATTGCAGTTGAGAAACACCTGCTTCATTATAAACAGTTCTTTCAACCTTTTCAAGTTCATCAACTGTAGTAGTTGTACCTTTGTCTGACATATCTGCAACATCTACTTCAGCAAAAGTAGTTAATACATCTACTCCAATTGCACGACTTAACATTCTAACTGCATTATTATGTAGTTGTTCTGCTTCATCTACATCAAATACTAAATCTCCATTCTTATCTAATGGCATCTTTTGAATAATAATTTTTAATAACTTTTGAGCCATTTTTTTACGATCTAAATCTTGCGCGGCATCCAAGTCAACAATTGCAGGAATTACAGAGATAAAAGCAGGAAAATCTTGTTCATTAATATTAAATTTAATAGTAGACTTAGGATCTAACACATACCAACCTACTTCATCGCCAGGAAAAGTAGGCTTTAATTTTCCTTGTTTATAAAGTCTATATCCTTTTTTAAAATCTTTAGGGAATAAATTTAATATTCTTGACCTCTGAGTATCATCTTGAAAAGTATCATCAAAATATCTCATTTGAAATTCAACAACAGGTCTATTGTCTATTTTAAAACGAGATCTACAATACCTAGGATGCAACTCTTGAACAGTCATACGATCGCTTTTAGGAATTAAATACCCATAATAACAACCATTCCTAATTACTTTTAAAGCAACTTCTCCACAAAATCTTTTAATTTCACACTATTCAAAATATCTTAACACTTTAAAGAAATTTACAAACAATTTCTTTTTTGCTTTAGCCTAGGCCTATGTATCTACCTAACCAAGGCCCGCATCATCAGTAATTAAACCTTCACAATTGTTAATATATGGAGTAATAAACCAATCGTATTTATAAAGATAAGCCATATATCTACAAAGCCTAGAATAAATTCCGCTAGTTTTATAAAAGAAATTGGAAATCTCTCTCATTTTTTCTATATTACCAGAATTTATTGCCTTTAATATTTCCTTTTTATCTCCTAATCTAGGATTTATTCGTCTATACTATCCTAAAGATAATACTGCATCATCTAGAGTTTTTACGCCCACTCTTATTTTTGAAAAATCTACAGGAGTATATTTCTCGCTGGTATCGTCAGTAGCTACTCGCATACTAAAACCTTTTTTCTTTATTTCTGTTTTTCTATCTATCAACGAAACCACCTTGAATCTTTCCATAAATTAAAAAGCATCTGCTAAATTCATAATATAATCATAATTTATATTTGCCTAATCCCAATAAGGAATTAAAATCAATTTTATATTATGTTTATTACAATACTCACGTTTCATCATATCATAATATTGTTGTTTTCTTAATCCAGAAATTCCACCAAAAACACTTTTGGGTTTATAATGTTGTATTCCTTGATACTAAATTAAAAATTCTAATTCCTAATTATCATCAAAAACAGCAAAATCGAAACGTAAAGCATGTCCATTTTGACCAATTAAATCGGGAAAACTATATTCTTCTTTAAAATTTAAACCAGCATTACTTAATATTTCCTATATTTTTATTTCTGCTCTACTACTTCTCATAAAAATATACTTCTCCTTTCTTAATTTGCTAATATACTTTAAAAAATAGGAATGAAGTTTATCATTTTTTGTCCTCATCGAGGAGTAAAAAATGCAAATTTACTAAAATCTCTTTTCTTCCTTTTTCTTAATCTATCTTCCTATTTTTTAATAAAATATAATCCATAAACAAAAGCAGAAAACTTATCCTTCTTAATTCCTCTACTATCCTGTTTTAATATAATATTTACTCCTTGATTATCCTATACGAGATTCAACATTTGCTATCTCAAAATTGTTGTTAGAACAAAAGGTCGTAAATACTAATTTCTTTGATCTATTGACATATTTTGTCCTGTCTTTGTTTCAGCTAATTTAGCTTTTGCCTCTGTTTCATCTATTAAAAATTTTATTTTTCCACTTGACATCTGGGTTTGAGCATAAGAATAAGCCTATGTATTAATAGGGGCATTGGCTTTTATCTGAAAAATAGCATCTTTTTCAAGTTCATTAACTCCCCTAAAATAATTCTTATAAACACCCTCTTCATCATTATCTATTCCAAAAGGAGGTAAATACTATCCGTCATCAGTCTATTGTGCTTTTACCATAAAGTCTAATAAACCGATACCTAAGCCATTCGTATCAATAGCAACTTTTCTAGCTTTATATTGAAAATACAATCTTTTGATGTTAATAGCTTGCTATTCAAAATGTTCAGCCTAATAAGTGTATAAATTAACAAGGGATTTAATAGATGCGCCTTGAGGTTGCGGCGTCACCTTAAAAATCATAGCCTAGGTCGTACATCCTATACGACCAACGTCAACTCCTATTATATAGTAGGCTGATTTACTAGATCTCCCGCTATATTCACCCTAGGGCTGCCGCAGCACTCTATATTTATCAAATTTTTCAGCAGAGAAAAAAGCATTCTCCGCATCTCCAGACCAGATACTTCGATACTCTCGGTCAAAGGAGTCTTCATTGAAGGTTCCCGCAAGTTTTAATTGATCTACAAAATCTTCATCTAATAAACCTTCTGTAACAGGAGTTTCATAAGTTCCACCCATTATCATAACTTCTTCTGGCTAAATTAAACTACGAATAAGAAGCTCTATTAGTTTATCGTAAGCGAACGAATTTTTCCATCCTGCAGTCGTTATATAGATTTGAGATTTATTAACCACTTCTTCACTATGTCTAGTTCCATCCGGTAATAATCTATTAACGTTTGTAGTAGGAATAACAATTTCATTCAATGCAGTTTGATCAATAAGTACACATTCCTCCATCAAACCGCCAGTTCTACGTTGTCCTCTTGAAGACTCTTTAGCAGCAAGGATATTAATTCTAGATCCATTTTTAAAAACATAATTAACATCATCTCTAGACTTCTTAGAAACACCTCGTGTCCAATTAATTTCATTGTTTAAAGCTGGAATTAACTTACATATTTCCTCAATTTTAGCTATTGTAATAGAAGCCGCTTGCTCTTTTCCACCCGTTGTAACAAATAGTTCCGCTCCGGGGTATAATATACATCTTAACATAAGAACCATCATAGAAAGAAAAGATTTTGAATATGCACGAGGAAAAGTTGCATAAACATATCTATGCCGCATTACGATTCTAAGAAAAATACGTTGATAATAATAAAAGTGAAAAGTACAATCGGGGCCTTTCATAAAATCTATCAAAAGATCAGGATACTATCGAAAAAAAGAAATAAGATATCTTAAATTATCTATTTGCGCAGATAAACGCTAAGCAGATAATCCTTGTTTTTTATTTTCATGCTCAATAGTCATATCAAGCAAAGATTGTAAGCTCAATCGTCATCACTTCTCTCTGTCTCTTTTAAAGATTCTTCTTTTTCTTTCTGTAAAAACTATTTATATTTTAATATATCTT